AGCGCATTCATGACCTTTCAGCTGGAAAATATGATATTCGCATATCATCCGGCCCGAGTTACACGACATTGCGGGAAGAATCCAGAGAATCAATGCTGCTGTTTGCCCAGTACATGCCCCAATCGGCTGTATTGATTGCTGACATGATTGCAAGCTCTATGGACTGGCCTAATAGCGATGAAGTCGCTGAGCGCCTTAAAAAGACCCTGCCACCGGGCATAGCAGATGATTCTGAGGAAGAAGAAGGCCCTGGTCGAACAGATGATGCAGCAAGTCGCACAGCAGGTGCAGGAAGATTTAAACAATCAGATTGCCCAGATGGAGGCCGAGACCAAAAGGATGGCGGCTGAAAGCAAAGCGGATTCTGATGAAATGAAAAATGCCATCGAAGCCATGAAGGTCATGCAGGAAAAGGCAGACGATGGCGAACGAATTAAAGATCTAGTAGCCGAAGCACTGGCTGAGGCATTAACCCAGAGGTAAAATATGACTGATGAAACTGTTCAGGCCGGCCAGCCTGAGAAAATCGAACCTAAATCAGAAGAGGTTCAAAACGGCAGCGAATCCACCGAAAAGGACGACCCCCGTAATAAACGGGATCGGCGTGCAGAACGTCGAATATCCACACTCACGGCGCGGAATGCCGCCCTTGTTGAGAAAGACAAAGCCAGAGATGAGCAGTTTGCCAAGATGCAGACGCAAATTGATGGCTTGAGCAAGACGGCCAGACCGCAACGGGATGATTTTGAAGACCAGGAAGTATATGAAGATGCGCTTTTTGACTGGAAAGACGGTCAGAAGCAAAAGACTGAAGTGCCTGCCGATACCGGATTGGTTAAGCGTTTCGAGTCTTTCATTGATGCTGGTGATAAGGATTTTGGGGAAGTAGTACAGAACGCTCATTTTGCCCTGACGGATCATGCGTTAAGCGAGATTATCGACATGGGTGAAGATGGGCGGGAGATATTTACTTACCTGAATGAAAAACCCGCTGAAGCAATGCGTATTTCCCGGCTTTCAGCCCGCGATCAAACGATTGAGTTGGATAAACTAGCGGATGTTTTAGATTCTCATGAGACTAAAGCCCCGGAACCGATTAAACCTGTAGAGGGTAACGACAAACCCATTGTTGATGAAAGTCAGTTGTCTGACGCTCAATGGATAGCGCGCAGGAACAAGAAAGTTTTGGGATAAATCACTGTCGAGAGACAGCGAGACCGCACCCTTTAACCGATTTACTGCTGTTGAAGCAGCAAGGAGATTACAATGGCTTCTCAAGTCAGCACTAACCTCACGAGTGATATTATCACCCGAGAGATGCAGCGCGTTCTGCACACGAAAGCACAGTTCTGTGGAACGATTTCACGCCAATACGACGATTCCTTTGCACAGGAAGGCGCCGCTATTGGTAAAACCCTGAGGGTAAGATTGCCGCGTAAGTACGTGGTCTCGACGGGCCCTGCACTGTCAACGCAAACCCCGCAGGAAAACTCCACGACCCTGACGATTTCTGATCAGTCGCACGTGGACACAACCTTTACCACAGCCGAGCTTGCGCTGGATATTGACGATTTCAGTCAGCGTATCATCCAGCCTGCCATGAGCCAGTTATCAGCGTATATCGACAACCGGGCCATGCTGTACGTTTACAAGGAGGTTGGGCCGTCTGTTGGTACTCCCGGTACTGATCCGGCAACACTGAGGGTCTATCTGGACGCCAAGACCAAGCTTAACCAGCAGGCAGCGCCTATCGACAACAACCGGGTAGCGTTGATTGATTCAAATGCTTCAGCCGGTACGGTCGATGCTCTGAAAGGTCTGTTTCAGTCGTCAAGCCAGATATCAAACCAGTATCTGGAAGGTTTGATGGGTAAAACATCCGGTCTGATGTTCTACGAGTCTGAACTGATTCAGCGGCATATCAGTGGTGATTTTGGTGATGGAACATGGACAATTACAGATGCATCGATTGCTGAAGGTGATACCGACATTGACATGGGGACATTCTCAAATGGTACTCCAGGTCTGAATGCTGGTGATGTCTTCACGATTGCCGGTGTTTTCGATGTCCATCCAGAAACCAAGCAGGCATACAGTCATCTGAAACAATTCACGGTTTCGGCTGATATTACGGGTGGTGCCAATGCGATTGCCGGGGTGAACTTCCAGCCCGCGCTAAACGCAGCTGGCGCTTACCAGAATATCAATGCTTTGCCGATCAATGGTGCGGCTGTAACTGCGTATGATACCGCGGGGGCTCTGGCGATTCGTCCTCAGAACCTTGTATATCATCGCGACGCCTTCACGTTTGCCACAGCAGATCTTGAAATGCCTGATGATGTCCACTTTAAGTCACGGGTGGTCTATGAGGGTATTTCGATGCGCCTGTTACGTCAGTACACCATATCGAGTGATGCTATTCCGGCTCGTGTGGATGTTTTGTGGGGCGCAAAAGCCCTGCTTGATGAAAACCGGGAACCTCAAGCTGTTCGACTTTGGGGTTAATTAACAGCGGCCCTTTCGGGGGCCGCTTTACTTTTAGGTGAACTATGCGCTGGATTTATCACAGTGACCATAATGCAAAAATCGTTGAAGACGATGAGGTGGATACTTTATTGTCTGAGGGATGGAGACTGACCCCCCGTCATACGGTGGTCGAAACCCCTCGTGAACAGGCTAAACGTCTGGGTATTTCAGTTGGTGGACGGTCATCGGATGAAACTATTATGAAGAAGATCAAAGATGCCAATTAAGGCACAAGATTTGATTACCAGAACATTGCGCTTAATTGGCGCAGTTCCCTCTGGTGTTCAGCCGACGCAGGAAGATTCAGACGATGCACTATTGACGCTGAATGAAATGCTGTCGAACTGGTCTGAGCAAGGTATTTCAATACCGTTCAGATCAGAGGTTGAGGTAAAGCTAAAAGCTGGAAAGAAGACCTACAGTATGGGAAATGGAGGTGATGTTCCGTACAGGCCGTTATTTATCCATGAAACCTGGTTGAATGACGCAATTAACAATACCTACCCGTTTGAGATTATAGATTTAAACGAGTACGGCAGGATTTCCCAGAAACAGGCCGTATACCGTCCTTCCAGAGCGTGGTACGAGTCTCAGCATCCGTTAGGACTCCTTACCCTTGATTCAATCCCTGACCAGTCTTATACGCTGTTTATGTGGGCCTTACTGGAACTTGACGGTTTTAGTACACTGTCTTCGACATCGAAGCTGCCAGATGCTTACACGCGGGCGCTTCGTTACAATTTAGCCTATGAGCTTGGTCCTGAGTACGGATCACCATTAGATCCTCGTGGCATTGAGATTGCACAATCATCCTTTCGTATCCTGAAGAATGCCAATTTGGCAAAACGTGTTCCAGAGTTAAAGATGGACGATGCGCTTATCACGCCGGGGCGGTTTGATATTCGGACGGGAAGTTATTACAGATGAGATTAACGGCTATTGTTGACCTGAATATAAAATCGTTTGCTGGTGGCATTATAACGTTATTTTCAAGCGGGTCTAAAAACATTGTCTATGATAAATACCCTGACTCTGGAAACTGGTATGCAACCCAAAGACCGGGGATAAATGTTTTAGAGTCACCTATAGGGCCGGATGTTAATGGCCGTGGTGTCTATTACTGGAACCGTGTTGGTACGAAGTATCTGGTTAATAATGGTACCGTATATCAATCAAGTTATGGCGGTCCTCAGATGGCAATTTCATCGGGGGCCGATCATGTGTCCATATTTGAAATCGGGAATTATCTGGTCATAATAGATCAGGAGAATAACGAAGGCTGGACGATAGATTCATCGACTTCAACCGTTATTTCCCAGATAGTAGATCCAAACTTCCCGCCGAACCAGGGATTTACGCTGGCCCGTGGTGGTGCTGTTTTAAATCAGAAGTTGTATGTCATAACAACGGATGGTGATATTTACGAGTCAAACATTCAAGATCCCACTACGTGGGGGGTTCTGGATTTTATCAATGCTGAAGTATCACCGGATGACGGGGTTTATTTAGGCGAGCATCACCAGCATATCGTTGCGATTGGTGCGCAAAGTTTAGAGTTTTTCTATGATGCCAAGAACCCGACAGGATCAACACTTGCAGCCAGAACGGATATAGATTTCTCAATAGGAGCTGTTCAGGAATCGTCATTCTGGGAAGAGTCTGATTTAATTTTCTGGGTGGGGTTTACCTCTTCCGGTGGTGTTGGTGTGTATTCACTCCAAAATATGGTTCCCAACAAAATAAGCTCGCCGAGCATTGATAGTTTTATCGGTTCTGCTATTACAGTCGATAAAATAAGACTGATGGGCAGTGGTTTTCAGGTAGGCGGCAGGATTTATTATGTGCTTACCTTATACAATCTATTGGGCGATATTCAGCCCTTAACCACATTGGTTTATGAGCTTACCTCTGATCGGTGGTATGTATGGGATGTTGAGCAACCCGGAGTAGAAGGGTTCCCGCTTGTCTCATGGACAAAGGCGTCTTCTACACGATTGGGAGAGGGGATATTAAGTGACGGAAGTCTTGTCAATCCTTTGGATGATAATAATCCACAGGATACCGTAGGATCATCTACAGTCTTTGAGTCTGATGTATTTGAAGTTGACGTGTTTACGGCTACGAGTGCATCAGGTAACGCTATTCAAATTGAGATAGTGACTGGTCCCAGTGATTTTGGAAACAGGAAAACAAAGTTCCAGACTGAATTATGGTTGGTCGCAACACCTACAAAGTCAGCCAATACATTAACGGTTGAGACTTCAGACGAGGCAGACGATAACTGGGGCCCACCAAGGAACATGGATACATCAAACGGCCATTCTGAGTTAACACGACTTGGAAAGTTCAGGCAAAGAAACTACCGGATAAAGTATCAGGCAAATGAACAGTACCGGCTTGAAGGTATCGAGACAGTAGAAAAACAAGGCGTCCAATAATGTCACACGAGCCACCACCCTCTCAGATAAAAAACTGGCCTGTCGAGAAGGAGCGTACAGAAGTACCGTTCCAGTGGTTAACGTGGTTTTTTAATCTTCATTCTATCGTTGAGTCTAATCTTAGCCGGATAATCAGCCTGGAAGACCGCGTATTAACCCTTGAAAACAATGCCGTCAATCTGACCTTAGCTGGTTACGGTGGTATACGAAAGGCAGGCACTGACGTTCCCGGTAATGATCTTGGTGCGGGCTGGGATACCCTGAGCTACCTGTATGACTCAGACCTGACGGCGACCCCGAGAGGCGTTGTACAGGATAATGCGAACGGTACCTTAGCCCTAAATCAAGCCGGTCTATGGACGATCAATATTGTCATTTCCATGACGCACAACGAATTAAATCAAGGTCGATCTATTGAAGCCCGGATATTAAATCAGACCACCGGTATTGGTGGTAATGGGGTTGTCGCCGCCATTGGTCGAAACACGCCGGGTACGAATATATTTTTATCGTTTATGGTCGATGTCACATCAGTCGGTGATGACTTTATTTTACAGATTGGGAATGGATCAACCGTAAGTGCGATTATTTATAACTCAGCACTATTACAAGCATCACATGTAAGTGAACTTGGCACATTAATTTAGGACAGAGCAGATGGCGCAACTAGACGCAGTATTCCCACAATTTATAGCCGGCTCAAGGATTGGCCGTGATTCAGAAAATGTAGGTCAGAACGAATCGTATTTCAGAATAGAAACACCCCCCTCAGGGAATGATACGGTCGCTGAATATGTCAACGGAATAATGGTTCATGGGCGCCTGAGTGCGAATGATCTTATTGCTACAGACTGGTCGGTAATTACCTAACATGATTATAAAACGCGATGCTGATAATAAATGGTATTTAGCCATTGACTGGAATGCATGGATAGCCAGACAGGCTTTAACGTCTCCGAACGGTCCTGCGCTGACGGTTATTATCACATCAGTTTCATGGTCTACCGTTCCTGAGATTATTCAGGAAGTTGAAACGCCCTCAAATGCTATTAACGGGATTACATATTTCGTTGGTAGCGGAGGGGTTAACGGTAAATCATACGACATCGTAGCGACGGTAACGTATACAGCGTCAGAGCTATCGGTTACGGATCTAACACAAGATAGAACAGTTAGTATCGAGTTGGAAAATCAATGATTATTATCCCTGAACAAAACTACGTTGATAATATTCAAGCTGATACGGATGTCAGTTTCCCTGAAAACTATGCATCAGTTGATTCGGTAGAACCACAAGTCTATATGGCGGATGCAAACGATCTACGGGCAGGAAAGCCAATAATCAGGATAATCGTAATTCTCTCTGTAAATGGTTTTGGTGTATCAAGTAATAACAACTTGATAAGAGTTCAATGATAAGGATTATGTATGCCGACTAATATTGTTACCCGATCTGGTAAAGGGTCTCCATTAAGCTCGTCCGATTACGATCAGAATGTTGAATCGTTTTCAGGGTCAGTTGATCCAAAAACGGCAACTTACACAGTATTATTTACCGATCAGAACAAAACAATTGAGTTCAATAGCGCAACAGCGGTTAGCTGTAACATTGATCCAGTTGCAACTATTACAGCGGCTATTGATACCTCAAAGTTCCGATTTATCGTTCACAATATCGGAGCAGGTGCGGTTACGATTGATCCAAACTTGTCAGAGACAGTTAACGGGGTGCAAACACTTCCCCTTCAGCAGTATGAAAGTGCAGAAGTACAGATTACTTCTGACGGACTTGCCTGGAATATAAAAAGCACGTCTGGCGTTATGCTTAGCTGGACGCAAACATTAACAAACAAAACATTAACGACCCCTGTTATTAATTCCCCTACGGGAATAACTAAAGGCGACGTAGGTCTTGGTAATGTAGATAATACGGCAGATGCCAGTAAATCCGTGTCGTTTGCGACAAACGCAGGAAACGCAACAACAGCCAATAACGCAACGACAGCCAATAGCGCCACAACAGCTGGAAGTATTACGGGTCAGGGCTCATTAGCTACACAGAATACGGTTAATGATGCTGACTGGTCCGGCACAGACCTTAATCTTGTAAATGGTGGTACAGGGTCAAGTTCGGCATCGGGAGCCAGAACAAACCTTGGTCTTGGTTCGCTGGCTACCCAAAACTCAAACAGCGTTAACATAACCGGCGGAAGTATTACAGGGGTTTCAACATTAGCACTTACTTCTGACTTCTTTAACGGAAGTCGTATAGTCAACCCTGATGCAGGAACCTATACAATAGATACAGGATTTGGTGTTAATGATTTCCAATGGGGAATTTCTGGAGGATCAAGCGGTAACCCGCACATTGTTGTGGGTCGAACGGCTGTTGATTTCCAGTATTACCATAGTGGTCAAACAGATGGGTTAGGCAGTCCTGCACTGCCTGCGGCACCGGCGGCTGGCATAATAAGCTTCAGAGCTACAGGAACCGGTGGGACTACGCTGAGGATATGGGCGCGCAAAAACATATGAAAACTCTCTATAAGGAGATAATTCGATGGGTCTGAAGAATCTTGTCGGGAATTTAACCGGCGGCCTGATCGGAGAATCAGACGCCGAAAAAGCCGCTAAAAAGGCAGGCCGTCTTTCTGAGCAAACAACACAGGAAAATATTGCTGATTTTCAGAAATACTTCAAAGAAACCGAAGCCGATTTCACACCTTACATTGAGGCTGGTGCTCAAGCGATCACTGATTTAATGGATGGTCGTTTTGGAGACCCTGAAATCCCTGAATTAGCAACTTTTGCTTATCCGAACCCTGAAGCCCCTGAACTTGACGTTTTTGCCTATGCTGTCCCTCAAACACCAGAACTCCAGCAATTTGTTTTCGATGCTACAGAACTGGGTGGAACGGATGCCTATAAATGGCGCTTTGAGCAAGGCGCACAGGCTGCTAACCGGGCGTTCGCAGGAGACCGAAGGTTAGGGTCAGGCAATCGGCTGATTGGCATGACAGAGTACGGGCAAGGGGCTGCCAGTCAGGAGTTTGAGAACGAATGGGGGCGTCAGTTAACAGCAAATCTGGAAGAAAACCGACGTTTAACCGATCAGTATGGACTGGATGTTAATCGATTTGGAAATGAACGCCAGGTTAACCTGGATGAGAACCAGCGTCGTACGGAAGAGTACGGTATGGATGTATCGAGATTTAACCGGGAAGTTGGTATCACAGACCAGGAAAACCAGCGTCGTATGGCTCAGTACGGCATGGAGTCTGACCGATACAGGGGCATTATGGATAGAATCACCGGAATAGCCCGTCAGGGACAGACGGCGGCGACTAATTTGGGCGCTATGCGACAGCAGACTGTCGGAAACATTGCAGGTGCCAGAGGGCAGAATGCTGCTAATCAGTTTGCGGCTTCGCTTATTCCAGTGCAGGAAAAACAGCAGTTTATCAGTAATGCCATGCAGCTTGCAGGAACAGTGGCCTCTGGCGGGATGGGGGGCGGAACAAGCATGCAATCTGTTAAATCATTCGCAGGTCCAAGGAAACTATAATGACTACTATTGCCGATATCGCAACCAACTTTATCTCACAGAGTAAAGGCGTGTCCCCTATGGGGGGTCTGGTCAAAGGTGTTGAAAAAGGGATGGCAATGAAATCATCCCGCGCAAAGTCATCGTTTGAGGCCGAAAAGGAAGCCAATGCCTTAACAGGACGGAGAAAGACGCTGGCCTTGGCCGAAGACAGGTTCACCTATGAAAAACAGCAGGATCTATCTGCACTGGCAAAGGATGAACGAGAAATTGCCCAGCGGGAAAACTTTGGTATGGGCATGGCCGTAGTAGGGGCATCGTCTCCTGAAACAGCACTGACTGGATTACAGAAAGGCGGGAAGATAGACCCAGCCCTTACTATTGAGGATCTTCCCGGTTTTCTGGCGGAAAACGATGTGGATGGAAAGATGGGGAAATTTACCGAGTTTCAGCGCAAGCAGGCCGAGACTGAGCGACATAATGTGGCAATGGAGGAAAAGAAAGGAGGAACAAGCATATCATTTGATGAGGCGGGTAATCCTGTGATTAGTATCGGGGATACCAAGACTGTCCCTAAAGGAGCCCAGACTGGGCTGTTCAAAGAAGTCATTGCAAGTCAGCAAGGTCTAGATGCTATCAACCAGATTGAATCGCTGTATGAACCTGAATTTCTATCCTATGGCGGAGCGGTTAAAGGTGCTTATGCAACATTCCTGAACAAAATGGACCCTGAAAAGAAAAGCCAGTTCCAGCAACGCAGGGCGGCGTTTATATCGGCTGCTAATAAAGAATTCCTGCGTTTTAGAAAATGGGCCACAGGTGTTGCAGGTGGTGAGAAGGAAATGGCTGAAATTAAACGCGCAACCTTTTCTGAAGATGATTCACCGCAGGACTTTGAGGTTAAACTAAACCTTGGGCGCTCACTACAGCGCAGATTTAATGCGCGATCCAGAGCTGCTTTAGCCTCTGGGGTTAATAACCAAAAAGCGTTCAAGGAATACATAAAAGCAAATCCTCTGGATGAGATCCCGACGCTTCAACAGCGTGGCGATACGTTGCTTGAAATGGGTTATGACAAAGAACAGATCAAGGAAATATTAAGTCAGGAAGGCTATGTATAATGGCGATTAACTGGGAGCAGGAATTAGCTCCTGAAAAAACCCCGGATTCTGGTGTTGATTGGGAAGCAGAAGTCAGCGGAAGCGGTAATATTGTTGCGGGTGCTGGTGGACGAACACGAGAAGAAGAAGGACAGAGATTAGCTGAAGCCTCAGAGCAAAGACAGCCCGAGCCCGAAGGGTTTGAAAGAGTCGCTGACCGGGGGGCTGATTTGTCCACTATTGCTTCTGCTTCTTTTGCCGATGATGCTGCACGTAAAATAGAATTCTACGCACAGAAACGATTCCCCGATATTCCTATCGGGGAAGCTGTCAGTCGTTATAATCTAGTCGATGGTGAAATAGTCTATAAAGCTGATGATGGAAATGTTTATTCAGAAACTCCAACCATGCTAGACCGTATTGCTAAACACGCAGGGAAGGCGCTTCCTTTGGCCGCAGGGACAGCAGCAGGTGTTGTGACGGCACCACTATGGTTAACGGGCCCAGGGGGAGCAGCTGCGTCATCAGGGCTTACCGCTTCAGCTGCATACGCCGGTGAAGAAATCAGGCAGCAGATTGGCGAGAAGTTACTGGGGGATCCGGTCAGCAAAACTGAACCGTTAAAAGAAGGAGCGCTTGCCTTGGGCGGAGAGATAGTTGGAGGTGTTGCTACTCGATTGATGGGCAGAAAGGCTGCACGTGATATTGGGAAAATGGACGTTGAGGACGTACAGGTATTAGAGCGTCTTTCTGAGAAATACGGAATAAACCTGACCCCGGCTGAGATTACTGATTTACCTTCCCTGAAATCCCGTCAGAAGGCGCTGGGGAATCTTACCGACTCTGGTGACACCATGCAGCGGTTTTATAATGCACGCGGTGAGCAGGTCGATAGGGCGGTAGGTAAGTACCTGGATGATATATCCCCGGTTGATTC